GTTCGAATGCATTGGAGATGAGTGGGTAATTGGTTGATGCAGCATAAACATAGCGGTAAGCATACCACAAGTTAAGGACCAAAGTTCCACCTGCAATCGGGACAGCAAGACCCGGTGCATTCGCAGGAGAGGGAATCTCTGCGGCATATACATTGCCGTTGCGGTCGATAATCATCGTCCGCTCTTCTCCGTTGGCACGCACAGCGATACCTACCGATGGGCTGGAAGCCATCGTATCTTTAACTCTGGTCTGAACTGTGGCGAGAATGACAGGCATAAAATTGCAACGTTGCAAACTAAACTTGGCGACCCATTGATGTTTGGAAAGCCTGAACTATGTTGTAAAAATCAAGAGCTTGTGCAGTCGTCAGTCCATATCCAATAGAAGCAAGAGACATATTGGCAGTGGGGTCTACTGGGCCAACAGGCGAGTTCATGGTGCTACGGCATAGCAAATAGATGTTACAACTGAAATTGTTGTTTGATGATAGAGCGACTCTGGTTGCGAAAGATATACCTTCGCTATACGCCTCTGCATCTATATTTGACCTTCGTGTAAGTATTGTATGAGATGTGCTTCTAACAGGAGAGACACCTACCATACGACCCTCTGCTAGTAAGTTGCAATCTACAGTGAAAGCGGTAGGTGCATTTTGAACTGCTCCCGGTTCAATTTGCAGAATAGAACCTCCTGCTGTGCCGTTGTCATATGCTCCCATTAAATCTGTGCTTACAGATGTTCCTGTCATGTAACATGACATATGAACATCCATGAGATTGAGAATGTTCATATTAACATTACTGTCACCATACCCTGCGGGAGCGCCTGTTCTATGGCTGCCCGCAGCGTCGTGTGTGACACCACCATTCCAAGTGATTGTGTGGCTGCTGCTTATTAGATTCTGTGCATGAGCTAAAGCGGTTTGTCCTGCGAAGGGGTAGAGAGCGATCATCTTCTCCCACAGGCCAGCAGTTTTTAACTGCCTCACAAGCCTATCAATCTTTTGCAACGTTGCAAAATCGGTGATTCCTGATCTGACTGACCAACTGCTTGTTTCGCCAGTTAAATTATCATCCATCATCAAACCTTCACGAGTTTGATAAATGATGTGATTACCGGGAATCGAGTTGATGGTGATAACCGCGAGGTTGTCATTTATCACTCCAAACATCTTACCCATTGGACGCTTACCAAACACACGACGATGCTCACCCTGCCATGGGATGATGCCTTCGATAAGTTGAAACTTATCTGACGCGACGGCAGAATCAGCTACACGATTATCGACACTGCCGATTTCGCCCTTGAGGTCTTTGTGGATGGTTTCGCGGTTAGACATCGTCTATCCAGATTCGATCCTTATTTGGCTGACTTGGAAAAAACTTAACGTGGAGATAACAAATATGATCCCCTGTGGAAAGGCTAGGCGTAGAAGACTGCGTTACAATGTGCGCCTTCCAGCTTTTAGGATTGTATTTGGTGCACCGCGGAAATGAAAAGTAAGTCAGCCCTCCATTGAAAATACGCCCATACGTGCCTTCTCGCACTGTCCTTTCCTTTGGTTCAAAGTTGACGAGCACATTACCTTGGTTGATGTAGGAAAAGAAATAACCTTGCAGTCTAAACTTAGCTGTGAAGTTTGCCGCGCCTGCGAGTTGACGCAATGCGTAAAGGTTAATAACTACCGACTCATAAGGGTAAGACTGATCGGCAGCTAACGCGATAATGTTTTGGCCTCCATGCCAGAACTCCAACACAGGACCATCGTGAAAGTAGCCAACTGCCGCCTGCTTCACAGTCCCATCGAAGGTAGGAATACCCGCTATTGAACACTCCCGAAGTGAAGTGCGAGAGTCGAAGTCTGTGCCGTCGCACTTAGTCCAATGGTAAAGAAGATTGACGTAATCAGTTAGGGGGTCTAGATACTGCAATGTCAACTTATTTGAGTAAGGCTTTACTGGACGGCAGTTCAGTGGCTCATCGTAAATTGGCTGCTTGAAACCGGGATCGTCGGGAGGTTCCGGGTCCAAGATGACACCACCTGAGGTTTGACGCAAACGATTGCCATAACCATAGGCAGTCCAAAATTGATGAATTGCCATCACTGGACCTGCAACCTTCTCGACCGTGCGCTTGCCGAGGATTCGGCTATGGCGACCAATCTGATCAGGAGCAACATTTTGCAACGTTGCAAACTCGTCCAATCTCTCCGAGGGGGTTTGATTGACCCCTCGGAGAGCTTGCACAGCCACAGGTTGCTGTTGCGTTTCTTTCATTGGACAACACGATTCTCGGCATTCACAGCTTCGACCGTCACAGGTGTAGCATCATCATGCGCCTTATGGTAGCGCATCACACGAGCGTTTACTTTCTTGATCAAAGTTGGCTCCAAGTCAGGCACAGCGATTGTGTCTGCGTCCAATACAAGATCGGGGACCTCCTTGTAGTAGGATATGCGGATTGCGTTATCTGTTGTGACTAAAGAGTGAGGGAAAACGTAAAGACTGTTGCCTGCTCTGAAATACCAATTGGGAGTGCCAGTGGTAAGTGAATGAATAAACGAATTGCGTTGTGTCAGAGAGCGCCAATAGGAATCAACTGAGTCATATGCGAACTCGACAGCCACGATCTGGCGCGCCCCTACAGGGAGGGCGAACACGGATTGCTCGTCAGTAGTAATTGCAAGCGTTGCAAATGGAACCAACAGTTCAGGGTATTCTGCGTTCGCGCAGAGCACCTTTAACTCTTGGTTGATAATGTCTTTGATCCACAAATCAAGGTTGTCGCTGGCCTTGACGCGACATTCCGTCTTGATTGTATCGAGAAGTTGTGCGTAAGTTTTCATTTGCAACGTTGCAATTTATCGGTGAGGCGGAGGGGGCAGGTCTAACCTCTGTGTTTGTTTCTTGACTTCTTCTGGCACTGCCTTGGCGATCTTCTCGTCGATGACCTTGGCATTTTCTACCACTAAAGTTTTAGCTTCGTTAATCGCGGCGGAAGCCCTGCTGTCTTGTCTGTCCATTCTGGCCTCCATATTCGCTTTGTTTTCGATAGATGCCTTTCTGATTTCTATGACTTTTCCTAGAATAAACAGAATGAGGCCCGTTAGTGCACTGATGACAGACATACCAAAGGCTATCCACCTTAGCACCATGTTTTCAATTTTGTCCAGCGAGAAAGGTTCGATCTTTACAGGAACCAAAACGGGAGCCGGAGGGGCCGGTGTTGTTTCAGAGTCTGTTCTGATGGTAAGGTCGATGCCCGTTGCGACAGGTGCCAAGGTTTCCATTTTTGTAGCTATACTTCTTTCAGGCCCAACATCTAGTTGCAAAGCTGTCGCGATGAGGAAAACAGTCAGGACGATACAGAAGATATAGCAGATTTTACAGGTCATGGGAGTGTGTAAACAAATGTTCTTGGTGATCATATTCATGCAAAGTTGACTCGACGCCAACATGGCGCGCACAAACAGGGTTCAAGACTTGGTAGACAGTGTGATCTTTTGGGGTGATATGTCGCCAGAACCAATGGTCCACAGGACGGCAAATGGGGTCATTTTGCAACGTTGCAATAAACTTGGTGCGGTATAGAAGACCATGAGAACCGGGCACTTGGGACCGAATCCGATTTACCCTCAGTCCCCGTAGGCGACCCATCTGGCCGATAGGAATGTCCCTGTTGGCCAGATACCACAAGTCTACATCTTGTTGAGCTAAGAGGATGGGAAGGACATCAAAGAACTTATTGGTGATAATTTGATCGTCTTCGAGATAGAGATGCCATTCAACTTTTTGCAACGTTGCAAATTGCATCAGTTCCTTTGACCTCACGAAGGCATCTTCAAGACTCCGACTAGAGTCGTTGATTGACAAGTGCACGGGCATGTGCACAGCGACTTGCTCGCGGAGTGACTCCGCAAACTGTCGCCGCGACTCTACTGCAAGTATCGTCGCTGCGACGGACATAGGCTAAAACAATCCTCTAGTATCGAGTCCGAGTTGCGCCCAACTGCTCTCGCCATGGAAGTCGCGACGGCGGGCATCTTTGTGAATCGCAACTACATCTCCAATGAAAACACCTTCCCCGTTGAATACCTCTGATGGTTTGAACTTCAGTGCTGTCATGCCGCGGAACTGCGAATCGTAAGCCCAAATCTTTCCTTCATGTTCAAGCACACAGATTGCATGACCGAGGCCGGGGCGAAAAGCGGGAGCAGGTAACGCCACCCACTTCGCTTTGAATCCTTTCTTTTCCAGCGTTGATTCGACGAGTGTCGCTGCACGATAACAACCACGAGGGTTAGCTTCGGCAGCGGCGAGACCCTGCACGTGAACAGGGAGCTTAGTTGCACACGCGGTGAGAAATTGCAACGTTGCAATTATTACGATGATGGTTGATTTCATGGTTTGAAAACTACTATAGCACAACAATAAGCTGCTGGCCCGTTACAAGTCCAAATAGGGTCTATAGGGATGGCAGGGTTTTGAACCTTGTAAGCTAGGGCTGTGCCAAAACAAGAACCACTAATGAACCCTGCTTCACTTGTTTCAGTAAATCCGGGTTCAATAGCTGTTGTAATCAATGCACCGTGGCCTAAAGCTGTTATTAACAGACTGCCATTTGCCGTAGGTGAAACCTCTCCCGGATGCGGATTTGAAGTAACGCCCTCAAAACTAAGTGCATTGGCGTGATCAAACGTAGCCGCACCTGATGTTTTCCATGCTTGAACACAAATTGAAGGATAGGTTCCAGCGCCCGCTGCTTGAAATGTATGACCTACACCTACTGTAGTTGGAATACTGTAAAATAGCCTTAGGTTTTGCGCCCCAGTTATAGCTATAGCTGCGCACAAAGTCCATACATTACCTTTACTATCGCTTATAATTGCATCCGCAGTGTTTTCAAATTCAGTGACAGCAACAACTAAAAGATTAGCTCCGGTTGTATCTAACGCTCCGGTGATAACACCTGTTGCGATTCCTTGCGCTGCTGTTTCTACCAATGGAGAAGGATCAAAACTAGAACCACTACCACTTGTGCCTCCTGTTCCACCTGAGATACCTCGACCTATGCCAATGCCGGGCATTGTAAATTGCTACGTTGCAAAAAAGAGGATCATTGCAGGGTTAGTTGACGTTGAGAGGTCAATTCCCTGTCCTTTTTGAAGAGGCAAGATGCAACCGGAAGCTAAGACAGTTCCAGTTGCGGAGGTTGTCATTGGACCGGCTGTAACTCCATATGTGATTTCACCATCGGCGATGGCAACATCACCGAAACAAGCGTAGATGTAAGGAGTCTTGACATTCCCTAGTTTGGACGCAAGAGACTGCACTTGCGTCGATGTCAAAATACTACCAGCGGGAAGAATGCCTTTTGGTGCGATTGCGAAGGCTCGAAAATCTGAGGTCATGGCTGATTAGAAAATTGCAACGTTGCAAACGGTTTGAACGTTTGCAACGTCTATTGGTTGGTTACGGAATCGCGTTCGCGTTAACGTCCGCGATGTTCAACTCGCTTAGCGTGGCCAACAGGTAGAAGTGCCCTGCTGTGCCTGCCGCTGCGACCAGAATCCACAGGTCGAAGTCCGCCGTAAAGACGAACTGTCCGGCCAATTGGGTCACTGCAACTGGGCCTGTGTTGATGGCTGGAAACGCTTTGCTTACTGCAATCTGCGCGCCACCCGATGTGGTTCCCAGTGAATACACCGGGGCACCACCTAGAGCTACGTTGCCTCCAAGTTCCCGCAATGTCAGCAACGTCGGCTTTTGCGGCGAAGCTGAAATACGCAGGAACTTTTTGTTCATAAGCGTGCTGTTGGCGGTGATTTTGATGGAGTGTTCGACAGGGGTATTTCCCTGCCGAGTCCCCTGTGACAGACCTGACGAATGGTTTGCGCTCATAGTCGGTTGTTATTTGCAACGTTGCAATGCGGGGGAGTTAAACTCCCACCGCACTGACTCCGCGCTTGCCTTCGTAGCCCGCCACGAACCGCGTCCGCAAGCGAGAGAACCAGCAGTCAGGGTTGTTCCCGAACTTCTCCAGAGGCGAGACTTCCGGGTCGATGTTGATAAACATCACCAGACCGTAGCCGGGTGAGCTAACATCCCATGTGACAAACCAGTGATCAGGGTTGGTCGCGAACCGGAGCGGAACCACATTCAGCTTGAACTGTTGTTTCGCGGCATTGATCTTGTTATCGGTCGTGCCGGGGTTCATCGTCGAGTTCGCTACCTCTACCGCTTGCTGCCAGAGAACAGGGTTGTTCGTCGGCACAAGCAAGTTGAACGTGCCGTTGTAGGCAATCGGCAGTCCAACCATGTCTTCCATGTTGAACAGATTGACGATTGCTTGGAACACCGTTTCCACCGTGATCGGCAGGTTAGCGTTGATTAGGTTCGACCACGTGCTGAGGCCATCCTCACGCGTGTGGTTCGTTGCGAACAGTGGTTTTGGCGTGCCCGATGGATCGAAGTCGTAGGGCTGACTGGTGAAACCATTGTTGAGGATGTTCGCGCCAGTAATGTCCATGAGGACACTGGCACCATACATCATACTGCGTGGACGGTTCGCGAGAAGGCCCCATTCCTCTTGCTCGATGGTCTGTTTCTCGATCTGATAACCAACGCGGTAGTTGGTTGGAGTGAACAGACTAATCGGGCCTTTCGGCGGGAGCACGAATGGAATCATCTCCATATCGCGATTAGGCCGCGGCATACCGAGGCCACCGATGGTGCTGCGCTTAATGAACGCTTTGTCAGTGCGCTCAACACGCATGAAGGAGGGATACTCCTTTGGGAATTGCCCCCACATTTCCTCTTTGATGGAATTGAAATTCCGATCAAAGTGCTCTGCGAAGGCTTCCATTACGACTGCTGCCATATTATTGGATAGTTTAGGTTATTTGCAACGTTGCAAATTATCCTTGCAACTGGGCGCGCGGAATCTTGACGAGCACTCGCCCGTTGTAATCTGCGACAGTTTGGTTGGGTCCGAGTGCCACCACCTGAACGAGTGTGTTGGTGACGTTTGAAACATCCACCATTTGAACACCCACGTAAGTTGCGGCTGTGGTGAGGATACCATACGACGCACCGAGCGTCACAGCGGAAAGCTGCGGACCCGCGGCACCGTTGTTCACGGTCGCATCACCAACACCGCCAGCGGCGTTCGTGATGTTCATTTCGATGATCGCATCTTCCACGGAGAAACAGTAATGATTCTCCCCAAAGAAAGCAACTGGCGGAACGTCAGCGGCTACCTTGGAATTGTCAGGGGTCTGACCCCATACCAATTTTGTAAGTGCGGTTGCGGTTGTCGTCGGAACCAACTGGAGTGTTCCAGCGGCACTGAGTTGGACCAGATCACCCTGAACAAAGGCGTTGGCGCCATCGGAAATGGGTGGTTTCTGGACGTGCATATTGCCGCTTTGCTGCAACAGCAGCGGACGGCGAATAGGAATACGAGCCATGATTTTTTGATTTGGTTGAGTTTACTCTTCGGTTTTGCCCACCGATTCCGGGGCCTCGACTTGTGGCGCGGGTGTCTCAGGGTTTTGCGGGATGTTCATTGCGTAATCATCCCCGAAGTCCCTGATGCCAGATTGCCGTAAGGCAGCATCTGAAAGGACACTATGATCCCCCGTGGCTGCGGGTGCGACCGGAATGGCCTCTGTTTGATGGCGAACAAGATGGCGCTTGCTCACGTTTCCGTAAATTGCGTTGACGGCTTCGCTGATCCCCTTTGGACGGAACATGAGAACATATTCCGCTTTGGAGGTCGAAGTTGAATGCGGCTTGCCAGCGTTGGTGTGCCCCTTTGGATACTTCCAAACCTCCCACCCGTGGGCAGCTTTGTTGGTTCCGAGGATAGGCTGCAAGGCTTGAGCCTTGTCCACCGATGGGCCTTTAGCGACCCAGTTGGCAGAAAACTTTGTGGTGTCGAATTGCACCGGAAGCTGGAAGATACCAGCGTTAGACCCCGGAGGGCCTTGGAAATCGACGATACCGTGAATGGCTGATGGAGTGCTCATGTTGGTTTAGCCCTTTGGGTTGTAACCTTGTGACTTCCACATATCCGTCACGTTTTTCAACGCGGCGTGTGTATTGGCGTCGAGCACTGTGCGTGCCCCATTTGGGTCAGGTGCGGTGGGAACGCGACCTGCGAAGTGCGCGCCCGGATAACTGAATCCGGTGCTTGTTTGGCGTGATGTGGGAACTGACGGGCGAGCGAATGGCTGAGTCATACCGTTGTTGGGTTGATTTGGCGCAGTTTGCAACGTTGCAAAATGCTGAGGGTTCTTTTCTGTGAAAGAGCAGAAGTGCATATACGCGAGATTCTTGATTGTCGCGGCATCTGCCTGCTGGCCGTTCTTTGTGAGGTCGAGTGCTGATTGCCACACAAGCTCCGCAACCTCAGGAATGGCGCTCCATCCAAGATGGTCCACAGCCATGGCAGCATTAAACGCTCCCTCTGCTTGGTTTTGCAGCGCGAGCGTAGCGACGGGAGCAAACTGCTGCCCGAGTTGTTGCTGGATTTGTGCTCTTTCGGCATCGAGTATCTTCGACATCGTCTTCGCTTGAACCTTGGCTGCTGCGGGTTCCATCCCGTCAGCCACAAGTTGCGTGAAGACTCTGTCTTCGCTTGTTTGCGCTCTCGGCGGACCCTGCTGATCCCCCGATACAGACTGCCGCACCCTATTAAGTTCCGCCGTTGCCCTGTCCCTTTCGGACTGGTGGAGGCGAGCCTCATGTGTTGCCTTCTCGGCAGTTTTTTGCAACGTTGCAAATTGTTCTTTCGCATCGTTGAACGCTTTGAGTTGAACATCGTCCATCTCAGACGTATCAATGCCCGCGAAGGGGTCATTTGCCTGCTGCTGTTGCTGATCGGATGCCGGTCCTGTTCCTGATCCGGTGCCACCCGAATCCGGTCCGTAGAACCTTTTCACCCATTCACGTGTGTAATATAACATTTTCATGCGTCTTTGTCAATACTGAATAGACATTTTGAGAAGTTAGATAACTCGTCTATCAGGAGCACTCTAACATGCACTTTCGTGCGTTTTTCCTCGTCCGTGGCGGACGCGATCTGCAATGCTTCACGCGTTTTTAGGCGTTCGAGAAAGTCTTCCCACCCTACTTCTCTCAGGTGGCGGAACACACGAATGAACTCGTCGCTGTGTTCTAAGTTGAATACATCGTCTGTCATACCATACCTCCATTTTGCTGCGCGTTACCTCCGCCCCCATCTACAGGGACGGGACCGGGGATTGAGGGCTGCTCTCCGCTGCCTGCACCGATGGCTTGATTTTGCATCGTTGCAAGTTGCATCTGCATTTGAATCAAAAGGAACTGCTGATGCACTTGAATCTGCATAATGAGTTGCTGAATGGCCTCGGGGTGTTCCTTGTTGAACACCGACTCTTCGTCTTCGATGAACGCGGTCTTGACCTTGATGGCGATGTCGTGGTTCTGATCTGGCGATACGAACACCTGTTGACCCATGTAGGTCTTGTGAGTTTGCAAGGTGGCCTTCTGAACTTCGTGTTCCCACCCACCATCCTCCACGAACTCCTTTGGATTTCCCAATTTCATCTCTTCACACAGTGCGCGGAAGACCCTATCCATTCGCACACCCGGCACCTGACGGCCAATTTCCCCGAGATACCTTAAGTTTTGCTGTCTTACGATGGACTCGATGTAGGTTGAACCCACGTTGGACGCGATGTTGAGGTCGATCCACATATCCTCTGGTTTCATAGCAAAACCAAAGGAACCAGTGATGGCATAGACCAAATCAGGGTCCATGAACGCAGCCGTATACCACCACGTTCTACGTGTGAAAGGCTCTGTGATATCGAAGTTGAATAAGTTGATGTCCGTTGTGATACCGGACATGCTCGCCTGATACGCGTTGCTCGCTTCTGTGGCGGAGGTTCTGCCGCCCATTGCTTTGCCAAGGATAGCGTCTACTGCTTTTGAAGTGGTCTGCGCTTCTTCTCGCAACATGGTCCGCATATTCACGGTAGATGCAGTTGCATCGAAAGGTTCGCGCCAACCGAAGTCGTTTGGGCCATTCACCTTTATCTTCGCTCCCGGCTGAGTGCAGTCCACATTCGCAGCGGGGGAGGAAGTTTGAACCCAGTGTGGAGGGTTGTTGACCCAATTCTTGTTGGTTATGAATTGATTCGTGCATGTGACGATTTCCTTGTAATGGTTGAAAAGGAGTTCTCCGAGAGCAGGTGCGTAGGTGCCAGAGTCCATATCTGGCATATGGGCTGAGCCGTAGATGGGTAGTTTGTTCTTGGGGTAGAAACAGAGTTGGAGCCGCAGGAGAACTTGCTTCGTTGCAAGGTTGGAACCGTAGGTCTGCACTATGAATCTGCGATAGGGGACCATGGTGCCATCTGCCCTCTTTTCCCAATCGCCGGTCTCAGGGTCCAATGGGAGCATGGGGTAGAAAGTCCAGAGCATGTTCACATTATGCTCTTCCTTCACCATTCGCGGTATAGGAGCAGACTCCACGCCCATCTGCCGCGCCGTGAAATTCATTCTGTCCGTCATCGCTTTCCGTATGGAATCCGACTCCTGAGCCGAAAACATCTCGGTGATGCCGTTCGGAGTGAGTTTGTCCAGATTTACAAAGCCAAATGGGTTAGTGTCTGGATTGTAAACATTTTGCAACGTTGCAAAATATGGAGTTTCCTCGAAATAAAATGGGCACGGCTGTGCGTCCATGTTCCACGCAGGCAGACGATAGTTGAGCCACAGACGACGAATCGAGATAGGATCGAACGTGGTGCCAATTTCCGTGATTTCCTCCCTCTGAATGGCCTGCCCAAAGTTGTTTTGTCTCGTTACCATCTCCGCCTTGAACACGAACTCACTGCGGGCGAAGGTCACACCATAGGTGTAATGATGCCGACAGGCAATAAGATGCTTGCGATAGAAGTCGACGTTGCCCGCATTCCATTCGACTAGGGCATTACCCGCCTTGATCTTAGATTCGAGGGGGGAGTAAACCGCCGTCTCGTATGGTTGGACGACATACTTCGGTCTCGTGAATTGGCTCGGGAAATGATCCTTGAAACTGATGAAATGGTTAATGTTGGACAGCCGATCAATGGCGTCAAAGATTACCGAGTCGGAAAGCCGAGCCTTTTTCGACTTGTTGTCCTTACCAGCGGGAGAATCCAGATCGAAGTTGAGGTCGATGGCGTCGAGATTGATCCGTGCGAGCTTCTGCAAATTGTCCCACAATGGCTCAAATGCGGTTCGCTCTTGTAATTGAGGCCAAATGTAGCAGTCCTGCATGTAGCGAAAGACCTTTGCTTGAACCTCAGGAGGGAGAAGGTTCTCTGCGGCAAGATTGAGTGGGAACTTCATCCCCATCCTCGTTGCTCCCTCTTGGAGCCATTGGTTAGCTACTGCTGGAATGATCATTTTATTGGATGAAATACTCTACATAACCACCACCAAACCCACTGCCGTTTTGGACTTCCGGCGAGTGCTCCTTGATGGCATCAGGAGTTTGCAACGTTGCAAAAATCTCTTGGACCTGTCGGTTGGCTTCCTCGGTGTCCGGTGGCATGACTCGATCAGGTGAGCCATCATGCCAAACGAACGGAGCGCACACGATTTGGCCCAGTGCATCAAGCTCATCATCGTCGTCTTTGGGAACTTCGTCCTTAGGCATACCCTTACGGTCGCCAGTTTTGAAGCGTTCCCAGTATAATTCCTCCATCTTGTCCAGTGCATCACCTACACCGGGTTCATTTATCAGGAAATATAGTTTCGAGCCGGGGGTATGACCTGTGTCAGGATGTCTGAGGAAATCAAAACGGTCGAGGTTGTTGTCGATTTTTTGGGCTCGATCTTTAGGTGGAACGGTGACACTAGGGATGATCGGGAGTCCTTCGACGATATAACGCAAAGAGAGGGATTGACCTGTAGTCTCGTCTGCCTTAAAAGTGTGATAGTCGGCGATGGTAGCGGTGTAGAGTTCTGAGTTGGGTTTAGGGTGACACTCCCGCCAATTAAACTCGGTAGGTTGATTTCCCCAGTGCTCTTTGAATCGAGCATTATTCGACATGCGTATGATGTCTTTACAACGTTCGGTGATCGTGCGACCTGATTCCGAATAGAATCGGTAAACGAATTGCTCATTCCTCCCGTTGAGGCCAACCCAGCAACAAGCGGTAGGATGATCGTATCCGGGGTCCAAGGACCGAAACAGGTGAAGGCGTGGAAAGCGCGCGAAGAGTTCATCTTTTGACCAAGTTAAACAATGGAATGGACGGTCGAGTTTGGAGAGGATTTTTGGGGAGGATGAGAAGAAAAGGCCTTTGAGTCGAGCGCGTCCTTGGGATTTGTTCGACCACATTCGGATCATATCATTCTTTTTCTTCCGAGGAATGATATGTTCTGACGCATTTTCGACTTCAAAGCCCACGAAACAGAATCTTCTCAGAGGCAATTCCTCCTTATTTTCGTAAACCTTTTGAGCTAAGGCAGTCTTCTTTCCGACGTTGGCGGCCTCATATGGAGTATAATCCCAAGATGCAAAGCCTCCGTCCTTGATGCGTTGCTTGACTTCATCGAGGGTTGCAGGTTCTAGGCCCTCGGTAAGAATAATGCCAAGGACTGCGATACCGGACCACTTTGTGTCCTTGGACTCATAGGACTTGCAGTGGAATTGTATCACCGTTGGCCGGGGGTTTGTCGTGGATTTGGAGGTAATCGTGAAACCGAGGTCATTGTCGCTCTCGGACCAATGCAAAATGCAGTCCTTTGGGAGGAACTGCTTCCACAGCGGCATGACGATTTCCTTGTGATACGCATTATCTGGAGCACCCAACCAAATAACTCCACCTTCCTGCTGCGGTGCCATTGGCCACGCAGGAGTGAAGACGTGTGGAAGTAATCTTTGCAACGTTGCAAACTTCTCTGCGTTGCCGCTAGGCTCGTGGTTATAAGGATAATAAGGATCACCAACATACTCTGGATGTTCGAGAAGGAAAGATTGCAACGTTGCAATTGTTTTCATGGCAGGCCGTTGCAGGACATGCACCCACTTACCCTTATTGGGATTATCTTGGTTGATTCGGTTGCCGTCCTTATCAACATCAGCTTCACCGCCCACTTCGTAGGGAGTGAACATGACCCAATCGGGATTATTCGGCAGAATCCACAACTCGCCGTTGATTACAAAACACGCGGTCTTACCAATACGATTCGCCGAAAAGCAAATTGGGAAATCATAACCACACCACCAGCAATTCAACATCAGGGATTGTTCGTATCCCGGCTTGAAATACGCAATTGGATACTCTTCTTCGAGTTGTTGCGCAGTTTCATTGTATTTATCCTCGCACCACTGAAGGAGTTCCCTTAACTTGATGCCTTCCTCGGTTATTGCTTGGAGGTAGATGGCGCGGAAAGTGAGGATTTCTACGGCCCTCTCGACAGTGGTAGGCCAGTTATCCCACCAACGCCGCTCTACAGGGACCGCGGAAGAATCGGATATAGACTCAACTAACTGTTCGTCTGGAAATCCTGTCGGCATATTAATTGCAACGTTGCAATTTCATCAGTTGATGCACTCTTGCCATTTTCCCGATGGTGAGTCTTTGTCTTCGCTAACGTGGGGAATGCCGCAACGTTTAGTCCAATGGCCATTTGGGAGAAGAACCGTTAAATTGACCCTTGGCTTGTTATTATCCATCGTTTCGGCGTGGTCGATATGTGCAATGACGGCATGAAGCGGGTCATTTGGATAGTCAACAGAGTAGAAATGGACATTTTGACCGCGATACAATTCGCTGATGTGGGGCATTGTTAGAAGTATAACAGACTTACGCGGGGAGGTCAACACGGGCTTGACATTTGTCGTAGGATATGTTATACTACTAACACAATGAGCACCATTTTGAAGGCTGGCATTCGTCGGGCGAAGCGAAAAGCTGCCGAGGTCATTTACGTCCACGCGCTTAGGTCGGCGGACGGCCAATTTCAGGTTCAACGCGAATTTGCAACGTTGCAATTAGCACTGGACCTGCCGGGAGGGCGCCATTGGATGAGCATTTGCCGAGTTTCTCCGGGGCCTTTGCTGGAGCCGCTGTATTTGTGGTGGCCAAAAACAAATACTTGGAAAGATTGGGCAATTCCGCCAGCAGGGGTAGCTCCGGTGTTTTTCGTAGCGTCCAATTTTCCAGCGGGAGACAATATGTCGAACCCAAGTCCCCAATATGCTTTCTGGCATCCTGTTGCGGGACAGTATATGGCGTTGTTTTTTCAAGTTTCGGTTGGAAATCCGAGTGGTTTGAGGCATTCTTCGACTTTACAGTGGATATACAACTTCCATCCGGGGCCAGATTTTGTGACTGATGAGCAATATACGTCGTTGATGATGGAAATTGTTCCGCAAATGGTGCCCGTGGTGGGTTTTTTAGTCGGTGCGGTGTCATATTTTCGTTACACATCGTCATTTGTGCAGCCCGTGGCAATTCAGGTGCAGCCAAATGGGCGGGCAGTGTCTGGAGGAACAACAGAACAAGGGCATGTTGTCTATCTTCCATAAAATTGCAACGTTGCAATTCGGCGCTTTAGACCAATTTTTGTGGGATGGTCTCGATAATCTTCGTGACGTGGGGGTGCGGGGAGGAGCGGGGGCGGGTGGGTGGGTGTGTGCACACATGACACACGCATTATACGCACGGCGCACGCAGCGCACGCGTTACGCAGAGCTACATTAGTTAATACAGACTACAGTAGATAGACCCCGCGCGCATGGGAAGGGGAAGGTCATAAAGGCCACGGCGACAGGGCTTTAGCACGTGCCACAGGACAGTGCAAACGGCGAACGGCAAAAAATTGCAATATTGCAACTCCCTCAGCGACAGAGGAAAATCGGGGTAAAATCGAAAAAAATCGAAAATGGCCGTTGACATATCGGCCCGCTGATGGCAAAGTGATGGGGTCGGAACAACCTCCGGCGAAAACAAAACATGAGCACAAACACGACCACAACCACGAACACAACCTCCACCGTCACCGCAGCGCCCCTCGTAGCGAGCAAGGTGCTCGTCACGAGCATCAGCACGCTGCTGGATGCACAGGTGAAAGCCGCCGAAAAGTTCGCTTCGGCAGTTGCAACATTGCAATCCGAGTCCAAGGCGAACGGGCTCGACAGCAAGGGCGCAAACGCCCTGCTTGCCAATGCATACAAGGGTGCGTTTGAGAAAAAGGGCATCACTGGCCCCGATCTGGACGCCGCCCTAAAGTCCTCCGCCCCTGACCGGAGCAAGATGATTCGCCTTGCGTTCCCGGCAGACGCTACCGCAGCAGCGGAGCTTGCGAAGGTGGATGCACACAACGAGACCGCGAAGGGCGGCGCTAAGGTGGGCATGAATGCGAAACTGGAAATTGCACGGGGCAATACC